GTCCTGAGTAGATCCGCCTCAACATCATGCACCGTGCGATGGGTAACATTAATATCAATACGCTCAGAGAACAGCCCGACCCCGGCGATCTTGCCAAGGTTTTCCAACGCTTTCATGCGCTGACGAGGGTCGGGATCGACCGATTCGACGATCAGTTTGTTCGTGACGTAATTACGCAGCCTACGGGATACATCCAAAACCTCTTGATCCCACTCATTTAGGATCGCCTCAAGGTTGATGATCGCACCGGGGGTTAGCGTTTTAGCAGGGGGTAGTTTGCCGGAAGTGGCAATCTGATGGGATTGAGCTTTGTCTTCGGGGGTTACTTCTACTTCGGCACCACGCTCAATTAGCTCTTGCACCGTCTCAAATAGCGCATGGGCTTTCTGACGAAAATCGTCAATCTCCTCCGGTGTCGTATCGAAGGGCAGCGGGATACCCACTTCTGGGGTAACAAGCAAAGGCATGAAGTTCCGTAGCTGTTTGTGGCTCAGATGTTTTGGAATGTA